AATGCCGGTCCTTTAACTGTCGGTCCAATTACTACTGCTCCAATATCACCAATTGCTGCCGGTAAGAATGATGCATCTATTTCGTTTGAAAATACCCCTGGGGATACGATTTTTTCTGCCATTATTTTTCTCCTAATTACCTATTATTCCGGAAATGCAGCCCCAGTTGGTTGTATTGTAAAGTCTAATACAATAAACTCAGCAGTTCTTGTAGGTTGTAAGAATATCTGTCCGTAGAGGATATTTCTATCTACAATATCTGGAGTATTATTTGTTTCATCCATTACTACTTTAAATGCATTTAAACCACTTTGAGCTTGAACTTGTTCAAGATATGGATTCGCTATATTTAAAAATCTATTTCTTGTTGTGTCGTTATTTTGTTCAAACACAAGGAATCTTGAAGAAGCCGCGATGAATTTCTTCACTTTAATCATTAACCTTCTTACATTAACCCTATCAAGTGCTGAAGATTTCTTCTGTAATGTTTTTTGACCCCACACAACAACACCCTGACCTGGGAATGTAGCTATTGGATTAACATTGGAATCATACAAAGTGTCTCTATTTACATGAGTTAGTTTTCTAGCTGCTTGAATAACATTATCCAAACCACCACGATTTAATCCAGCCGGAGCTAACCAAGGAGCGGCTACTTTATCATTGAAAGCGTAAATACCAGACATCACAACTGACGGTGGCACCCATACATTTATACCTATTTGTTGATCTGGAACTTGTACCCACGGCCAGTAGGTAGCTGCGTAATTGGAATCCATAAGTTTAGCTTGATCTGTTACTGTAACTAAATTAGTTACACTTTGATCAACTGAATCTATTATAACAAAAGCATCACCTCTTGATTCACAAACATCTATGGCTTTAGTAATAACGGATGTATGATCAGAAAGATTTCTCATTATACCCGGAAGTAATAATAAATTAAAATCATACTCATCATCATTTGCTAATAAATTAAGAGCTTTAGTATATTCATCTTTATCAGCACCACTTAAATCAAGTCCTTGCATATTATCTGTTACTATATTCTCATTAAATTGAATTGGATGAGATATATTACCATCAGAACCACCAGTAAATCCACCTGCAAATGAACCACTATTTGATCCACTATAAAATGATGGTAAAGAAGCTGAAGCAGCTCCAACTCTAATATTACCATTTTCATCTAAATAATCCGATGTTTGTTCAAAAACTTCAACACGAACATATTTTGATTTATTTGGCCAATCTCCTGTATATGTAATATATGGATCACTAGTAGACCCACCAATTGCTACATCTTGATCACCAATCATTTTTGCAATGTAATTATCTTCACCCGGATCCAATGAAAGATTATTCCAAGTTTCTAAAATTTGTTTTCTATTTATAATGTCATCACCTCTTCTAATTAAAAGAGTAAATGTTCCTTTGTTCTTGTTAAGACTTCCTATTTCCCATCTAACATTATTTGAAGTTCCATTAGATAAAATTCCTTTTGTACCAGCGCTAGAAGTATTATTCATTTCAAGACCATCAGCTAGAGTATGTAATTTAAATGATGTTTTAGGTACACCACTATTAAAATCCGAACCACCTGTGAAATTCTTTACAGCTATTTGATTTGATGCTTCTCCGGTAACAGTATGTCCGGCTGAACAAGTTATATTGTAATAACCACCGGGATTTCCACCACCACCATAGGAAAGATTGCCAGGTGTATTATCAGAGGTTACATTTGCCCCAATTGGAACTCCAAATGCACCAGGTTTCTGATATATGAAGTCAATTTGAGCTACACCGGCACTGGCTGAAACATTTGTTAAACCATGTAAAGAAGAACTTTCATTAAATATTTTACTAGCACTTGCACATGTTATTGCTATAGACTCATTTCCATCCCCTCCCGAACAAGATGGAAAAAATATTGCAGTTGCTGATTGTGATACTTCTGTTAGGGAAGATGTGACAGCCTGAGAACTCGTAAAATAAAAATTAACAGTAGTTCCACCATAAGGTGTAATTGATGCAGATTCATGAAAGTGTGGATCACCATCCGCATCCAAAAAGATACTACAACTAAATGGATTATCAAGTACTATACTAGCAGAATGAGCAGTACCACCACCAACAATAGCAGGATCAGTAGAAGATGAAATTGTAGCACTTGCGTGATTATATCCAGATCCCATAATTCTAACAACTGTCATTTTTCCGGAATGTTTTAAGTAATTTTGAGCTGTCATTGATGTTAGATATTGATAATAATTACTACCACTTTTAAAGACATCACCAAATCGCGATTGAAATTCACTATACGAATTAACTACTGTTGGAACTAATGCCGGTCCTTTAACTGTCGGTCCAATTACTACTGCTCCAATATCACCAATTGCTGCCGGTAAGAATGATGCATCTATTTCGTTTGAAAATACCCCTGGG